CTTACATCGCACTCGTTTGCGGTATCGAGGCAAGTCCTTGTATGTCGCCTGCCGACCAAAGTGCTTGTCGATGTTCAACAGGGCGACCGGTCCACAGGAGTAACGATCACGTTGCTTGCAGAATCGCGTCATAGAATCCTCGCTCCCGGGTACTTCCAGTCATAGGCGATTCGCCCGTCTGGGAAGAAGATGATCTGTCGGATGTTATTCGGGTCCGTCGTAGACGTGAGACAATTGCTGATGCAGACGTTTTGTCCGTGGTAGTCATAGATGACCGCGCCATGGGGCAAGTGCATCAGCGTCACGGCTCCGTTCATCTCCAGGTAGTGGCGAAGCTGGTTCGCAAAACCATGGGGTTTCTCGCTCTTGGCACAATCCATTACCTTGCGAGCTTCCTGGGTGTTACCGGAGCCCGCCATGTAGTCGGGAACCTCGACTTCACGCAACGTGAGTTGCTCGACCTTGTGATCACGGCACATATTGATCAGCCGATCGATGTCTCCCAGTGTGCCACACCCGCTCTTCGTCAACGTGCAGTTCAACCGGACGGCCAATCCAGCCCCATGGAGCCAATCGACAGCCTGCCAGAAGTCGAAGCTGCCGTCATTGATGCCCATCAAGTTCTGACTGGTGTACGGCTCCCAGTGGACGATCGAGATGCAAACCAGGGAGAGGCCCAGCGTTGCCCACTTCTTCATCATCCCGGTCTCAATCGCCTCCTTGACCAGGATGCCATTGGTCTGGAGATCAATCAGCGGGAAGCGACATGATGCGATCTCGCTGAGGTACTCTGTGATCTGATCAGGAAAGAGCAAAGGTTCGCCCTTCCCGGTCAACAGCACGCTCACCAGGCCGTCGCGTGCTTGCTCGACGATCCGACACGCCGTGTGGAGGCGGCGTTTGTTGATTGTTGGAAACCTCCAGCCAGCGGAGCGCGTCATCTTGCTAACGCAGAACGGGCACTTCGCGTTGCATGCTGCTGTCCCAACGACGATGGAGAATGTGTGCGTTCTCATTTCACCCTCTCCAGTAGTTTGAGGATGGCCACCTTGTTGGCCGCGATTGTCTCTGTGCTGATTCTTGTGCTTTGGCCGATCACCAATCCCGTGATGGTGTCCCCGGTGAAGATCGGGGCTCCGCTACAGGCATCCGGTGCGCCTTCGAGGATCAGCCAGTTCTGATGCGAGGTACGGGGGCTCTTGCTCGACCGAGCATGCCGCTTCACAGTGACCGGGTAGGATTTATCGGTGACGACTTCGATGTCACCTTCGCCGCCAAATGGTCTAAACTTGATGGCCGGCACCTTGCCCTTGTAGATTCTCAAGAGGGCCAGTTCCCAAATCTCATCTTTGGCGACCACGCCGGCTGGCAAGTCGTTGACTGTCACGTTCCCAATACCCTTGCTGAGAATCGTCCTGCTGGTGAGAACGAACGTGCTACCCTTGTGCTCGATGACGACGCCATAGCCCGACAGTGTCACGCCCTTCGTGTAGTTGGTGACCGTCACGATGGAATCGCTGGCGTTGATCTCAGGTGCCACGTCGACAAACGGCAGGTTCCCCTGGTTTGGTATCTTGTAGTCGGCCGGCGGCAGCGGCGGCTCGCTGTCGTTTTGTGAGATGAACGGGATTTTCAATCCGCTCAGATCAAAGTCCATCTTGTTCAGGTCAACAATACCAACTACGTCCAACGTCAAGACGGCGAACGACACAAGGGCAATCAACTTGAACTGGTTTCGTTTCAGAAAGTTCATCAACAATCCTCCAAAAGGTTTTGTAAGGCTTCCAGCGAGACGAGGACACAACTACACCTTGCGATAGGGATTTCAGCTTGAAACAGGTCGAACAACTCTTCTGCACTAAAACTGATCATCTTATCAACGGTCTTTCCGCGAGCAAACTCCACGAGCATCGAGGCGGCAGCTTGCGAGAAGCAACAACCTTCACCTTTCCACCAAATCTCAGTGAGTATGCCATCTTCAACGCTGGCCTCGATCTGGACTAGGTCGCCACAAACTTCTGATCTTGCCGAACCGAGTTGGTTCGAGTACCGGCTGTCCGGGAACGGACCTTTGTGGTACGGCTTGCTGTAGTGATCGAGGACGTGTTGCTCGTAAGGCATTAGCTACTCTTCTCTCTGGCGGCGTCCCGCTCGCGACGAGTGCATTTCAGATCGAACGCGAGGTACTTCATGTCGAGGCGAAGGTGCGACAAGGCATCCTGGACCAGTTGCAGGATTCGCTTCCGTCTCTGTTCGCCTTCGCGGACCTTTTTTAGGGCGGGCATGAGTTGCCGCTGCTGTTCTTTCGGCAACTTTCGGATTTCGGTCGCGAGTGCATTGATCTCGTTCATCGTGATTGCTCCTCCAGTTGTTGCTTGTATTCCACCACGAGCTTGTCCAAGACTTTCATCCGTCGCTGGAGTTCGGGGGCTTGATGCCGTCTTTTGAATGCCACACACTCCGGATGGTTGGGGTCCTGATGTTCATTGATCAACGCCGTGTAAACGACAAACGGGCCGGCTTTTGCCTTGGTATCGATCACGTATTTGCCCTTGGGAATGAATCCGTCTACGCAGAGCACGTTGAGGATCAAACCGAGGTCCCGCGACCTGCGCCCCCGTCGAATGTTGTCTGTCTGCTGGCCGATGTTGGTGGCCGGCGGCATGATGCCGGTCACGATGTACTCCGGATAGAGCCCATGGGTGATCCCGGTGGCCTTCAGGATGTCGTAGTCACGCATCCGGTAAACCTTGGCCAGGTACACCTGGAGGTCCAGGTAATGGACCCGGCACTGGAAGGTGACCGTCATTGGAAGCTGTGGCTTCGGCCCTTCCCACGGCTGAAGTGGCTTCGGTGCCCGGTTTAGTCGCAACATCGGTGTCCTTTGTCACAGGTTCTAAGCCCCTGAGCAGGCGTTTCTTCTCAGGCGTATGGATGGTTCCTCTATCTTGACTTAGACCTGGAAGCCCGGAATTTGGCGGGAAAACACGGGAAAACACCAAGAAATCCTCGTTTTACCGCGTCAAAACGACCAATTTTGGACGAAATTTTCCGATTAGGCGCAATTTTCTGGTGTTCTTTGTACTGTATTATATGGAGGTAGCTTTCGCCCTTGGGGATTCACCTATGCAACACGTCACAGACCTCGCCGACTCAAATCGATGCAAAGGGGCCGCGCCAGACGGCCAATGCAGGAATTTGGCCGAGCCTGGTAGCGACCGTTGCCGCGCCCACGGGGGGCAAGACCTCACCCAACAGCAGAACATGCGGGGGTATCTCCTCGCAAAAGCCACCGATCGAACCCGTTTGGCGACAGTGAGCGAGGAATTGGAGCCCGTCAAGGAACTGCGGGATGCCATTGGCTTGCTCCACATGATGATCGAACGGCGTTGGAACATGGTCAAAGAAGACAACGACCTGCTCCAAGCCTGTGGCCCACTGAACCAGATGCTCCAGAACATGGATCGCCTGGTGAACTCCTGCCACAAGATCGAACAGAATCTCGGTCAGCTTCTCGCCAAGCACGCAATCTTAGCGCTGGCAAAGCGGATGGTTGAGATCATTGTTGAAGAGCTTGAAGGGATCGACGACTACGAAGTCATCGTCGACCAGATCACGGTTCGACTGATCGATCTCATCCGTGGCACGGACAACGCCGAGCACAAATCAATCGTGGCAGCCCTGCCGGCTCCCAACAATGCCTGCTCAGGGGCTTAATACCTGTGACGAACCTTCCACGAGTTTGTGCATGCGGCAATCTCATCAGGTTCTCCAATGAGGATTGCTGCGAAGATTGTTTTGCCCTGAGAACTGGCCGTTACCACGGTCGGAGTCAACGGGCGAAAGTCTTCCCATCTTGCAAGGGTGCAGACCATGACGACGCGAACTCAGTCAGCAATCAAAGCCGGTGATATCGTAGCCTTCTCTGGTAACAGTTGGCATAGTATTTTGATCAACCTGTGCAGTTACGGGATTCCTTTCTGGAGCATTTCCCACGTTGGAATCATCGGGGAGCATGAAGCCAAGCTGGTACTTTTTGAGTCGACAACGCCCGCTCAGGGGCTTAGTACCTGTGACAAAGGTACACAAGCGGTTCGTTTAGAGGACCGACTTGCCGACTACCCCGGCCGCGTATGGCATTATCCGCTCTACCGCCGGCTATACGCTGCGGAATCGGATCGTCTAAATCAGTTTTTGATGGATCACCTCGGCATTCCTTACGATCACATCGGAGCCATTCGCTCCGGAGGCGCTGCCTGGAGTTGGTTCGAGTCCCTCCTACGTGATGAAGACCTCAGCCGTATCTTCTGTTCGGAGCTTTGTGCCGCCGCCCATCGCGAGATCGGAATGATCCGAACCGATAACGTCAGCCGCTGGAATCCAAACCGATTCATTCGGTATGAACGACGGGAGAGAATTCTGGCCCCGCCATGGAGACTCAAATGAAGCGTCTTCTTTGTGCCTGTTTGCTGGTTTGCATGCTCGGGTGTGACACGGAGATCATTATCGACGGGATTCCGATGCTACCCAAGCCGGTCAGGCCCCAACGTGTCTACCCTGAGTACGAACGCGAGACGCCGACTGTCAATCTGGGGCAAATCCTTCGACAGAGCAACTGGATTGGGTCCAAAAGAGAAGGCTCTTGCGTCCATGCGACCATGGTCATGTTGTTCCGTTGGCAAGGTCGCGAAGACTTGGCGACAAAGTGGCTCGAAACCTATGAGAACGCAGAGTGGGCGACGAAACTTGCTGCCAAGCTCGACAAAGAGGGGGTTCGTTACGCCTACACCTGGAATGAGCGTGATGTCTCGTTCCTGGAGTGGGCTTGTCAAACCAGACGTGGATGTGGTGTGACAGTCAAGGGTGGCGCTCACATGATCCTGTTGGTCCACCTTGATGCGAACCGTGCAGGTTTCATCGACAACAACGCCATTGGAGAAATCCAGTGGAGATCAAGAGAAGCCTTCTTGAAGGAATGGCGTGACTCGTACAGTTGGGCCGTGACGCCAGTTTACACACCACCGCCTCCACTTCCATCAAAGGAACCAACCCAATGAAACAGTTGTTTCTTGTACTGTCATGTCTCTTGATTCTGTGCTCTCCTTTTGCCGCAACCGTTGCAACGGCCGAGTACACACAAGAGCGCGTTGTCTCGCTCCCACAAGACCAGGGCAAATGGTACGTGAGTATCTTTGGCGACACTGCCGACCCACAATTTCAGAAGTTGCAGGGGTGGTTTCAGAGTAACCCGGGCCTATCCAACATCCGCGAGCAGGTCCACTTCAACGTATATCCGACTGACAGCGCCCGCTACCAGAGGTACGCTCGTACCCTTCCTGGGTACGTTTGTGTCCGAGTGCAGAACAGCAAAGGCAGCGTCCTCTCTGAATACTGGGATGAGTACCTCCCGAGTTCTGGCGACTTGCTCTATCAGGGCATCGCACTCGACATCCAGAAGAAGACCGGCTTTCGCTTCATCATCCATCGCCGGCGATACCATTGCCCCGGGCCAAACCCCAATCCCAACCCGGTGCCAGTGCCCGCCCCTGTCGAACCCGTGGATGATCCACCGGTGCTCGACGCGAAGCCGGAAGAACCTGGTTTCCCCTGGATGATCGCCGCGCTCGCCGCCGTCCTTGGAGCCGGCCTCGGCGTCGGCCAGGGCTATAAGAAGGAGCACATTGACGCTCCGAGTCCTGCCAAAGCTCTCTGAGTTCGTCACTTCCTCCCAGTTGGACTTGCGTATTTGATCCCTAGTGCGACCACCTAAGCCCCGGCTGGGTTATTTCTCGAATCACTTCTTTTTTGGAGACCAAACATGGCTCTTACTCTGTCCAATCTCATCATCATTGCTCTTGTCGGCGTCTGTACCTGGCTGGCTGGTAAGTGGTTGTTCAAGAAGGACACTGAGGTGGAGAATCGTCGTCGAGCCGCCGGCCGCTTGGCCGCCAAGCTCACCGAGTTGGGGTTCAAAGAACTGCCTGACTTCTTCATTGACTACTCGGTCGGCGACTACAGTGGCATGGCCCACACTCTTGCCGCGATTGCCCAGAAAATGATGAGTGGTGAGAAGGCGATCCTGGCCGAACTCGATGACGTGTTCCTCAAGCTCCTCTCGATCAAACTCAACACTGGCGAAGGCCGCCACCTGGTGGCGACGAAGCTGGCTGAGATCGAGAAGCTGTTCCCTAGTGCGACCACCACCAAGGAGTAATCATGCCGGTCGAAAACTGCGAAGTACATGGCCAGCCTGGAAAACGTTGGGGTAGCAAGGGGAAGTGTTATCCCTATGTTGCCGGCAACGAGGACAGCATGCAACGGGCAGCCGCGAGGGCCAAGAAACAAGGCCGCGCGATCAAAGCTCGTGAAGGAAAGAAGAGGTAACCATGCGTCCACTCCATCTACTGCTACTCTTGGTCCCCATGTTGCTGCTGTCCGGTTGTGGCGGGGTCACGATTGATCTCGAACAATCCAAGCCCACAGTAGCACCAAAGCCAAAGCCGGCACCCAAGATCAACATCGACATCGAAGTGCTTGCCTTCACGGCGAAGGGGTGCCCCGTTTGCAAACGTGACAAACCTCAGATTGAGGAGATGCGTCGGCGAGGGGTGAAAATCACCACGATTGATGCTGATGAGCAACCGGAGTTGGTCAAGCAATACCGGGTTAAGTCACTCCCAACTTACATCGTCTACCAAGATGATGTTGAGATCAAGCGAACTGGTGACATATTTCTGATCATTGCTATCCTCGCGAAAGTCTTGAAAATACTCATTCCGATTGTGGCGCCACTGTTGCTGTGATCGGTCTACAAACATGAATCGGGCCTTGGTGCAAATCCGAGGCTCGATTCTTTGATGCTTCGGGAGAGCGTTAAAGAATCGGACAACTGACCTTAACAAGAGGCCTCCAATGAAACTGCAAATCCCACAGAATTCCGACCAAAACCGGATGATGATTGAAATCACCGGGCCAGACTTCCTCAAGATCATCGAAGTCAGCACCGAACACCTCGTGATCGAACGCAACTATCCCGACGTGGACGAACGACTCCTGACGGCTAGAGCTTGGTTCATCTCGAACGCACGCGAACCGGTCGGCGACGAGATCGTGCTGAAGGCAGCCGAAGTCGTCGAGGGCGAGGGCGAGGACGAGGGCGAGGGCATGGATTTTGATGACGCCGTCCAAATCCTGTCCGAGAGTGCAGACCTGGAGGACGAGGACTGGGACGAAGAAATAGACCCCGAGCCTGCTGACGAGTAGTTCCTGACACGAGGCCACCATGGATTTGCTCGACGAGATGACATTGACGATAGCGGATGGACTGCAAAGCCGCTCCCTCACCAATTGTCTCCGTTGGGCTGCCAAGCGGAGGGTGATGACGGGTGACTTTTCGGGGCCTTACTCCGCGAAGTTTCACCCTTGGGTCAAGGAGATGACCAACTCGAAGACTCCCTTCAACTATGCGATGAAGGGAGCCCAGTTGGGTATCACTGAGATTCTCATCAACCTGGCATTCTACGCGCTCGACCAGTTGCATCGCGACGTGCTCTACGTCTTGCCTACGTCGAAGAATGCCGGAGACTTTTCCAAGTCACGTTTTACTCCGGCTCTGAAGAACAGCCCCTACCTTAATTCGATCTTCACGGACATCAACTCGATCGAACTGAAGCAGGCGGGTAGTAACACGCTCTACATCCGTGGCTCGCGGGGCAACAGCAACCTGAAGTCCATCCCCGTCAGCGTCCTACTAATGGACGAAGTGGATGAGATGAGTCAACGGGCCATTGCATTGGCGTTGGAACGCCTGTCCGGTTCACTCTCCAAGGCGGTGTGGGGCATCTCCACACCAACCGTTCCGAACTTCGGAATCCACAAGTTGTACAAGGAATCGACACAAGAGCACTTCGTCTTCAAGTGCCCTTGTTGTGGCCGTCGAACGAAACTGATTTGGCCGGATTGTGTCGAGATCATCGGCGAACACATCAGTGATCCACGATGTGCGGAATCATTCCTGAAGTGCAAAGAGTGTGGTGGCCGCCTGGAACATCAGGCGAAGCCGGATTGGCTCGGGAGTGCAACATGGGAATCCACCAACCATGGTGGCAACCCGGAGATTCGCGGGTTTGGCAACCTCTCGCAGTTGTACTCGTTCACGGTAACGCCCGGCGAGCTTGCTGTTGCCCACTTCAAAGGGTTCGGTGACGAAGCCTCCAATGTCGAATTCCACAACTCGAAGCTCGGGATGCCGTTCATCGGTGACGGCGCCAAGATTGTGGATGAGGACATCGACGCCTGCATTCGCGACTACAGCAAGGATGACGCCCGGCCGAGGACTGCCGATCGAGTGATCACGATGGGAGTTGATCAGGGGAAGTGGAACTACGTTGAGATCGACGAGTGGTTCTTCGACAAGTATTCCAGTGACCTGAACGTCTCTGCCAGGCCCAAGGTACTCTACGAATTCAAATTCCATGAGGAAGACTGGCACTTCCTTGACGAGTTAATGCGTGAATGGCAAATCTGGGCATGTGTGATCGACGCTGATCCTCAAATCATGGAAGCCAGGCGTTTTGCAAGACGCTTCCCTGGCTCCGTGTGGCTTTGCCGATTCCGTCGTGGGGTCACGGCAAAAGAGATTTCAGAAATTGATGATGGCGAGGGGGCTCCTATCATCCATGCCGACCGTGCGAACTGGTTCAGTGCAGCACTGGGTCGTTTTCGAGAACCACGTCGCATCGAGCTTCCTCGTGATGTCTCCCATGACTATCGCGAACATCTCAAAGCTCCGGTGCGGACGTACAAGAGGGATGAAAATGACAACCCGCAAACAACTTACGTGAGCACGGGTCCGGACCACTTTGCACTATCCCGTGTCTACTCAGAGATTGCTCTCCCGTTCGCGGCGAGTATCCAGACTGGGGAAGACATTCAAAAGTTTCTGTGAGGTTTGTAATGGCCGACAAAAAGATCATCGACTTTCGCCTGCCTAATTACCTGACCTCCTTTGCGGATTGGGGGCGATGGCGGCTGACCTATGAAGGCGGGCCGGCATTCCGACAGAAATTCCTCAAGCAGTTCACCAATCGTGAGGACCCAAAAGAATTCGAGACACGGAGGGAGATCACTCCCATTCCGAGTTTCGCGAAGGCGGCACTCAATGATATCCGTAACTCGATTTTCCAGCGGATGGTGGACATTGTCCGCAAAGACGGGAGTTCATCGTATCACAACGCCGTGGCAGGCCTTGACATGGGTGTCGATCGCCGTGGCTCCAGCATGAATGCCTTCATCGGCCGGAAGGTCTTGGAAGAGTTACTCGTGATGGGTAAGGTAGGCGTGTTTGTAGACGCCCCCACCGTCGAAGGACCAACGCTGGCCGCCGTGGGATCGTTTCGACCCTACCTCTATGTCTACAAGATGGAGAAGATTCTCTCCTTTTCCTGTACGAGTCAGGAGGAACTAAGTGAGTTCTCCGCGCTTCTCTTGGAAGACACAGTCACCAACTATGACGGACTAACTCGTCTACCTACGGAAGAGGTGAAACGCTACCGCCACCTATGGATTGGGGACAACGGCAAAGTCAACATCCAATTCTATAATGAAAAGGGTGAGTCCACCAACCAAAATGGGGAGCCTGCCGGCCCCGTCGAATTGGAGTTGACTCGTATTCCTTTCGTCCTCTTGGACATCGGGGACAGTCTGCTCAAAGATGTGTGTGAGTACCAGATTGCGTTGATCAACTTGGTCTCCAGCGATGTGAACTACGCACTGAAGGCGAACTACCCCTTTTACACCGAACAGAAGGACAAGCGGGGCGTTGGCGCCCACCTCAAGAGTAGCGCTGATCCCGATGGCACAGCAACCAGCGGCGGGCAGGGTGCCCACGACAAGGAACAGACGATTGGCGTTGCCCAAGGGCGATACTACCCACAAGGTATGGACCGACCTGGCTTCATCCATCCATCGAGCGAGCCTCTCAAGGCGTCGATGGCTCTCCAAGAGAAGCTGGAGGCGGACATTCGCCGCCTGGTCAACTTGGCGATCCAGACACTGGCATCTCGGCAGTCGGCTGAGTCGAAGTCCATGGACAACGCCGGCCTGGAAGCCGGACTCTCATACATTGGACTGGTCTTGGAATCCGCCGAACGGCAGATTGCCGAACATTGGGCGGCATTCGAGGAGAACAAACCCACCCTCCGTCGCATCCCGACGATCAAGTATCCGGATCGCTACAGTCTCAAGAGTGATGATGACCGCATCGCAGAGGCATCGAAGCTCTCTGCGGTCATCACGGATACCCCGAGCAAACAGGCTCGGAAGGAACTATGGAAGACCGTCTGCACAACGCTCCTTGGCGGCAAGGTCAATCCGGATACGATGGCCACGATCTACAGTGAGATTGACAAGGCCAAATTCACCACGGCGAATCCTGATGTCATCATGGAAGCCAAGGAAGCCGGACTCGTTGGTGAACAACTGGCCTCAATCGCTCTGGGCTTCCCCGATAAAGAATACCTCACAGCCCGCGTCGACCACATGGAACGGATCAAACGGATTGCCGAACAACAAGGAACTGTTGGCGTTGTGCCACTCAATCCGGCAGCCCGTGGAGTGGTTGACTTGGATGATGATCCGAATTCCGGTGGGACGGAGAAGGCAGCCAGCCGCGACACCACTCTTCAAGATACCACTAAGGACCGCACTCGCGGCAAAGGTAAGAAATAATGATTGACACATATCCGGAATTGTATTTCGGCAGGGGTGGTGCGGTCAGTGTGGCCCAACCAATTACGAATTCACGGCGGATTGTCAAAGGCTTACGTGTCAAAGCCTTGGCGGGTAACACTGATATCATCTATGTGGGCCTCAACAAGGTATCGATTTTGACTGGCTTTGAATTGTCGGCTGGGGATGAAGTGTTCCTAGAGATCGATGATCCATCCAAGATTTACTCAATCGCTAACCCCTCGCAGAACCAGGAGCAGACGATCGCCATCTCGGGTTCGGTGGCCAACGACACATTCAAGCTCACCATTGATGGTGAGACAACGGCCCCGATTGACGAGGATGCCGATGCGTCGGCTGTCGAATCGGCTCTGGAAGCCTTGTCCAAGATTGCTGGCACCGATGTAGCGGTGACTGGTGGGCCTGGTCCAGGTACGGATTGGGTGGTGGAGTGGACGGGCCAGTACCAAGGCATCAATCGCCCACTGCTGGTGGCTTCTGAAGCTGGTCAGAACGAAAAGCAGACGGTCGGGATCGACAGCGCGTCTACTGGTGGGCACTTCCATCTGACGTATGACAGCCAGACAACTGACGAGATTCTCCACACCGCCACGGCGGCAGACATCAAGGCGGCGTTGGAACTGTTGTCCAATATCGACCAAGTGTCTGTTACTGGTGGACCTGGCCCGAGTACCGATTGGGTGGTTGAATTCCAGGGTGCCTTGGCAAGAAACAATGTGGCTTTGATGACAGGTGATGGCTCCGCTCTTACGGGCGGGACGACTACGGTTTCGATTACCGAGACGGCCGCCGGGAATGCCGCAACGGTTGTGGTCACGCAGTCACAGGATGCCGCCATGGAGAGTCAATTTTCCTGGGTGGCTATCTAAGGAGGTGACGCATGGCAATCACTCAGACTTATTATGGCACTGTGAGTGAGGCGGATGGCTATTTTGCTATGCGGCTTCACGAGTACGCCTGGACGGATGCCTTGGCGACCGATCGTCCGAAGGCTCTTTGGGCGGCGACGTTGATCGTTGATGCCCTGAACTTCAAGGGCTCCAAGAGCACCGTCTACACGCTTTTGCAGTCGAATTCATCTGCTTCGGAGTCGGACATCCGGGCAGCGGAAGCCAGCCAACCACTGGAATTTCCGAGGGGTGCGGACACGGATGTTCCTGAGGTGATTCGCATAGCTTGCTATGAGATTGCCCATGCACTTCTTGACGGGAAAGACCCGGAACTCGAATTAGAAAACCTTGGCATCGTTAGCCACGGGTTTGGCTCCGTGCGAACGACGTTCAACCGGACCCAGATACCGATCGAACACATCATCAACGGCATCCCGAGTCCAACCGCCTGGCGGTTGCTGATGCCATTCCTACGGGATGATGAAGCGATCAAATTGTCCCGAGTCTCTTAACTCGGGCGCTTTACGTTACTGGTCACGTAAGGCCAGGTTTCAAAGCCACACCGTTTAACCTGCCTCCGGTGTGGCTATTTCTTTGTGCAGGGTAACGTATGAGGTTTCTCATGTTTGACGACTTGTCTCTGTATCTGTGTTTTGGCGAAGTTTCTTGTTTCGATGGCGACGGTGACGGCGACGGCGGCGGCGACGACGCAGCAGCGGCGGCGGCGGCGGCGGCGGCGGCGGCAGCAGCGAAAGCGTCCGGCAACGGCGGCGGCGGCGGCGGCGGTGAGAAGACCTTCAAGCAGGATGACGTGAATCGTATTGTCGAGGAGCGTCTTGCTCGTGAGCGCAAGCAGGCAAAAGAGAAGAGTGATGCCCAGTACCGTGATCTGGAAGGTCGCTACTCGGCGTTGCTCGAAACCCAGAATCTCTCCGACGAAGAGCGCAGCAAGATGGAGGAGAATCTGGCGGATGTCCGCAAACGGTTGCGAACCAAGGAAGAGGAAGCCAAATACAAGATGAAGCAGATACAGGAGCAGCACGAGACGCAGTTGTCCGAGGCACTGGAAGCCGCCAAGACGTGGGAGAGTCGCTTCCACGAGACGAGCATCCAGCGTTCGTTGCAGGACGCGGCCGTGAACAACGACGCCTACAACGCTGACCAAGTCGTCAATCTTCTTCGAGGAATGACGAAACTGAAGCCCGAAGTCGACGAGGCCACGGGAAAAGAGACCGGCCAGTTTGAAACGGTCATTGACTTTCCCGATCGCGATGACAAGGGCGTCCGAGTTATCACGCAACGAACCCCCGAGGAAACCGTGAAACGCATGAAGGAGTTGCCGGACTACGCCAACCTCTTCAAGAGCAACGTGGTTTCTGGGATCGGCGCAAACAGTGCTACCGGTGGCCTTGCACCGGGTGCAGGTGGTCAACTTGATGTCCGGGCGATGACGCCC